ATTTTTCGGAGTATATGAAAAAGACAAAAGCTCTAAGAGAAGATGAATATTGGGAATCACTTAGCAAAGAAGAGCAAATGAAATTAATGAGTGAAATATAAAGGAGGAGTGAAACAAATGAGTACAATAACACAAACTACAAGGCAAATGAGTTTTGATGATATACAAGATAAAACAAAAATAAGATACATACAAATATTGAATAGATTGGACAAGCCTAAAACAGCGAAAGAATTAGCAGTAGAGCTATTCGAATTAGGTTTTATTCCAAGCACAGAAAGAAATTACACCGCGCCACGCTTGTCAGAATTAGCAGACATGGGAATGGTTAAAGCGATAGATAAAAAGAAATGTGAGTATACAGGTAAAACGGTAGCAGTTTACGAAAGAACATTAAAGGGTTTTGAAGCTTTGAATATGAACCATATTACACGAATTTATTAGGAGAATGATATGAGTTATCCACAATTAGAACGGTATCTGTGCAAAAGCACTGAAATATGGACTATGTAGACGGATGTCAGCAATTAGAAAACATTTATTTTCGAGGAGTTAAACAGTGCAAGTATGTTACAGGTACCGAAGGGGAACAAATTAAATTAGAGTTAGATAAACAGGAGAGAATATGGAAATAGAAGATATTTTAAAATACACATTAACACTCTTTCAAGATATAGATAAAAGACTATCAGAGTTAAGAAATCAACAAAGTATTTGGGATATTAAACAAGATGAGCTACTGCATTATATAGAAAATCATAATATAGATGCAGTTAGAGCATGTAAAATAGTAAAACAATTGAAATATGTAAGGGGAGAAAGAAGAAAAGTAAAAGATGAAATAGATGTAGTAGTGTCATTGAAAAATACTTTTATTGATAAATATAAAAACAAGTTTATAGAAAAAGATTTAATACAAGCGTTGAAAAATCTAAAAGAACTAGAACAAAGAAAAAATAATCCTAAATATACATATCAGTATTTAACTGAAGAATTGGAGATAAAAGATGAAAATATTAGCAATAGATCCACGGAAATATAGAGAGTGCATATTGTGTTGTAGACAGTGAAACATACAAGATAGTAAAAAAAGAGAAAATTCAAAACGAAGAGCTACTTCTTCACATGAGATATGCAGAATATGAAAAAGTGGTAATAGAAATGGTAGCATGCTATGGTATGCCAGTTGGAAAAGAAGTTTTTGATACTTGCATTTGGATAGGTAGATTTATACAAGAAGCAGATGAACTAGGTGCAGTATATGATTATATATACCGTAAAGAAGAAAAGATGAACTTATGCAATTCTATGAAAGCAAAAGATTGTAATATAAGACAAGCACTAATAGATAGATTTGGTGTAGTAGGAACAAAGAAGAACCCAGGTTGGTTTTATGGATTTAAAGCAGACATATGGAGTGCATATGCAGTAGCAGTTACATACTTAGATAAAGAGAAAGGAAAATTTAAAAATGAATAAAAAGGATATTGTAGATACAATTTTTATTTTAGCAATATTTTTAGTATTACTGATAATGGCTGAAAGCAGAGGACATAAGCTTGATAAGAAGCAACTAGAAGTTAATGAATTACAAAACAAAGTAGAGCAACAGATAGAGCTTATAGATGCTCTACAGCAATAAGAAGGGAGATAAATATGGTAATAATAAGTCAAGATAAAACAATGATTTTAAATAGTGACAATCAATATACAATAGCAGAATACAAAACAGAAGAAAGAGCAAAAGAAGTATTACAAGAAATAATAAAAGCTTATAGAGAATATAGAACAGCAGAATGTGATGGCTATACTGATGTATTGCAAGAGACAGCAGTATTCGAAATGCCAGAAGAATAGGAGGCATGAATGGAATATAGATATATGATATATAACGACGTAAAAAAAGAATATCAATTTCCTGGAATTTGTGAAACAACAGAAAAAGGAGCTAATAAGTGTTTGTTTAATTGTATTGGTAATGATGCAAGAAAAGACCGATTCAAAATAAAAAAGGTTGAAAAAGAAGAAGCAAAGCGAATTGTTAAGGATTTAAAGCAAAAGTACAAAGCTGAGCGAATACATACAATAATTCCTAATATAGATTTGAAAATAATACTAGAACTTGTACAGAAGAATGACCAAGGAGGAGAATAGATATGCTTAAAATTCGTGATGATGTAGATTTAAAAGAACTTGAAAAGTTTGGATTTGAATACGAAGAAGAAGACGGAGAAAAATATTGGTGCAAATATTTGTCAGATAATCAACATAAATTATTTATCTATGAAGATAATAGAGAAATAAAACAAGGAAAATTTGTATTAATATTTGGTTATGAAGAAGTCAAATTGGAAGAAAAATGGATACAAGATTTAATCAAAGAAGGATTAGTAGGTAAATAAGATATGAAACACATAATTCAATTCAGCGGTGGAATATGTAGTTTTTTTGCAGCAAAAAGAGTGATTGAAAAGTATGGAAAAGAAAATGTGATTTTACTATTTTGTGATACTTTGATTGAAGATGAAGATTTATATAGATTCATAGAAGATGCAAAAAAATATTTAGGATGTGAATTTGTAAGAGTTTGTGACGGAAGAACACCGTTTGAAGTTTACAAAGATGTAAAATTTTTGGGCAATTCAAGAGTAGCACATTGTACGAAGTTGTTAAAAACGAGACAAGCAAAAATGTGGTTAAAAGAACATTATAAAGAAGATGAATGTACGTTGTATGTTGGAATAGACTGGACAGAAATACATAGATGTGAAGCAATAAAAAAGAATTGGGCTCCATATACGGTAGAGTTTCCAATGTGCAATAAACCGTATCTCACAAAGTATGATATGCAAGAAGAACTAGCAAAAATAGGAATAGAAGTCCCAAGGTTATATAAAATGGGATTTTCTCATAACAACTGTGGAGGCTTTTGCTGCAAAGCTGGACAGGGACATTGGGTAAATGTACTTGAAAAAATGCCTGAAAAATTCAAAGAATATGAAGAAAAAGAACATGAAATCATAAAATATATTGGAAAAGATGTAAGTATGATGAAAAAAATAAGAAATGGAAAAGCAGAAACATATACATTAAAGCAATTAAAAGAAGATTATGAAAAAGATAAATCACAGATAGATTTGTTTGATATTGGCGGATGCGGTTGCTTTTCAGAAGAGGAGTAAATAAGGTATGAAAGAAGATTGGAAGAAAGAAATAATAAAAGCTGTTTTATTTGTTTTGCTAATATTAGTAATAGGAACTTTAACTGTACTTTTAACAGATAATAGCATTCTTTTAATTATAAGTGGAATGCTAATTGGAACAGTAGATAGAATTTTCGATAAATGGCTAGATGAAAATTGGAGAGAGGAGTGATACATAGTGAAAGAAAAGATAAAAAGAATACTAGAAAAAATTAAAGATATATTTAGTTTACATTGCCCTGAATGTGGTGGAAGAATGAAAAGCGAATATTTAGACATGGAAATAGACCACATTGTATACAAGTGCAAAAAATGTGGAAAGGAATGGTTATAATGCAATTATTTGAAGATTTAGTAAAATGCAAAGATTGTATGAACAACATAAATAGCAAATGCATTTTATATCCAGGAAAAGATGCAAAAGAAGAAAACACAGGTTGTTATGTAGGAATAGATAGAAATAACAAACAGAAGATAGTAGGAGGTGATTAAAGTGGAAAATAGTATAGAAGAAGATATAGCAAGAATAGCAAAATTGATAACAACAAAATTTAATAATGATTATTCAATAGACAATAAAGACAAAAAAGCAATAGAACATATTTTATCAGATTATAAAAAAGTATTAGAAGAGAATGAGGAATTAAACAAAAAAATAAAAGAACAAAAAGAATGTACTTTTAGAGAAGACGGAACAGAAGAATGTTTATGGTATTGTAGCAATTGCCATGATGAATGGCTATTTTATGAAGGAACACCAGAAGAAAATAACTTAAAATATTGTCCACATTGTGGAGCTAAAGTAATTAAATATGAAAGTCATATAGAGACAGAAATTGAAATAGCAAATAAGATGGCAGAAGATTATTTAAAAGAGAGTGAAGAGTAAATGAACGAGGAAGAGAAGAAAGCTGTTGAAATATTAAATACATTTGAATTTAGAAGAAAGACAAGAAATTATAAAATAATATCATTAGAGGATTCAAAAAGTGTAAAAATAGTTTTAAATTTACTAGACAAACTACAAGAAGAGAATGAAGAATATTCAAAACAATTAGATTTAGACTATGTAGATAAGAATTATATTTCAAAGAAAAAAATAGAAGATACAATAGAAGAATTGAAAGGCAAATTAGAAGATATATCTAGACGAAGAGAAAAATCAAAAACTAAAGAAGAAGAAACTGTATTATGGTGTTTAGAGATTAGAACCGATGAAAGAATAAAAACATTACATGAACTATTAGAAAATTACAAAATGAACCCAAAACAGTAAAGTTTATATGAAAAATTGAGTAAAGTTCTCAAAAACAAGTACAAAATGTATTGAATTTGAAAAAGAAAGAGGAAAACATATGAAGATACCAAGAGTAGTAATAAAGAATAAACAAGAATATGAGTTCGTAAAAAGAAACAATGAAACAACGTTTCTATATAAAAATAAGAAATATGGATTCAAAGAAACATTTACATTGTATCAATTGGGAGTTATTAAAGAGGAAGTTAGTCCGGATAAGAAGAGCGTGCATCCAGAGAATGTTAAAATATAGGAGGTACAAATGAAACTTAGTAAAGAAGAATACAAAGAAGCTAAAGGTTGTTTAAAGAGATATAATTACAATCAAATTAAGTTGATGAATATAAGAGATGATATAATGAGTTTATGTGCTGCAGATGTAGATGGAATGCCAAAAGCTCCATACTCAACATCAGATAGAGTATTAGACAGTGTTATTAAGCTACAAGAAGATTCAAATATTAAGGAAGCATCAAAAGAAATAAAGATTGTGAATCAAGCAATAGAGCTAATCAGCAAGAATGCAAAATACATATTTAAACATCAATATCAACTAGGACAAGATAAGTGGGACATCATAAATGAAGGTATGTCAGAAGGAACATATAAGCGTAGACATAGCGAGCTTGTATATGCAGTACATAAAGAAATAAAAAAAGTGAGCCAAAAGTGAGACAAAAATGAGACTTTTTTGTCAAAAAAACGTGTTATAATTGTATCGTGGATAGATAGGTAAGACTATATAAACAGAAAAGGGCTAACAAAAAGTTGGCTCTTTCGACGTATTTCGACAACATTTACAAAATAAATCATATATAATGTCTCTGAGAAAGGAGGTGTTATATATGGAATATGAAATGATCTGTGATGAATGTAAGCGTAAATATCATATAGTTTTAAAAGAAAATGAAAAAATAGCCAAAAACGCTACAGAAGAAAGAATAGATTTTGAAGAAACAAAATTAGAAGAAAACAATGTATTAAGTAAATGCCCATATTGTAATCACGAAAATAAATATTCTATAAGTGAATTGAACAAAAATTGGTATATATTATATACAACACAAATAATTAATTGTTATCCAAATACAGAACTAAACAAAGCCAAAGAGCTTTTAGAAGACATCAAAAAAGAATGTTACAATGAAGAGAATATTTATATAAAAAAAGATATTGAAGAGTTATCTGAGATAAAAGTGACAGAAATATTGGCAAACAAAAATAATACATTCATAAAATTAGAAGACTTTAATAAAGCAATACAAGAAATAAGGAAATCATTAGAATAACAAAAAAGAGCTTATCAAACGATAGGCTCTATTATTTATGCAAGAAAGAAGGTAAAAATATGGAAAATAAAGAATTTGTTGAGAAATGTAAGGAAATAGTAAAGCAATATGCAATAGAGCATTTAGATAAAAGTGATAATATTCCAAATTTTGAGATATTTGTCGTATGGAGCTGTAAGACATTGCAGAACAATAAAGCCTTATTAAGTACAACATTATATGATGGAATGTATTACGAACTAACATATAACGGAGATAAAAAAGAATTATATTTTGATGCATATAAGAAGTTTGAAAATAAATGCATCAAGTTAGAGGAGAAAAATTAAATGGATTTTGGTAGAGCAATACAATTATTAAAAGTAGGCAAAAGAGTACAAAGACAAGGGTGGAATGGTAAAAATCAATATATAGAACTTGCAACTTGTATAAGTTATAAAAACACTAATAATGAAACAATAAATGCTGAACACGATGCAATAGGCAATAAAGCAATAGCGTTTGTTGGAACATCAGGAGTTCAATTAGGTTGGTTAGCAAGTCAAGCTGATATGCTAGCAGAAGATTGGAAAATAGTTTGAAATTAGTTATTAACTAATACTAGATAAAGTTAATATATATGTTGCTACTAGGCACACTCCTTTCATAAGATTCGTATATAAAAGGCAATTCTAGTTAAGCCTTATATCTAGGTCAAGTTTTGATGGTAAAATGCGGGTCTTGGATACCTGAGATTGAAGGTTCAACTCCTTCGACCTAGACCAATTATTATAAATTAACGAAAGAGGTGTTGTTATGACTAATCAAGAAAGATATGAGAAATATGTAAAAGAAAATTGTAAGAACTGTAAAAATAAAGATAAAGATCTATGCGAGATAAGAATATCCGCCTTAAATGACGTAGTTATAACAAAGTGTGCGTACTATGAAAGAAAAGATTAATTATAAAAATTGCATGAAATATAAGTGTGAATTATGCAGATACAATAAGCAGTGTGAAAGAGAGGAAAAGAAATATGAAGTGGACAAAACAGACAGCAGAAGAATATATAAAAAAGTGCAAAGAAAAAGGACTTAAATATTGGAGTGCAAAAGATTTTCTTAAAAATCATAAAACTATGAAAACGATAATGCAATAAATACAAATAGAGAGTTAAAGACAAAGTAGGTGAGAAAAATGGCAAATTTGCAAAATTTAATAAAAAATGAAGATTTAACTCCGAGTCAACGCCGAAAAAATGCAAGTAAAGCAGGAAAAGCAAGTGCAAAGAAAAGGCAACAAAATAAAACTTTTAAAGAGATAATAAACAAGTTTTTAAATGGTCAAGTATCAGATGAAAGCTTAAAACAGCAGATGATAGAGTATGGATTTGCAGATAAAGAGGTAAGTAATAAAAGTTGTGCAGTGTTTGCATTATGGAAAGAAGCGATAAAAGGCAATACAAAAGCATTTGAATTGTTAAGAGATACAATAGGAGAAAAGCCACAAGAAAAAGTCAATATATCTGGAGAAGTTAATAATCCATTTTCAGGAATGACAACAGAAGAGTTGAGAAAGATATTAAATGAATAATAATCTGAAAGAAGAATTAAAAAAACAAGCACGCTTGGAATTAGCCAGACGTGATTTTTTTGAATATTGTAAATTAACTGCACCAGATTTTTATAAAGATGATAGACAATTTTTAAAAAGTATGTGTAATGAATTACAAGACTTTTACAAAAGTGATGATAGAATTTGCGTAATAAATATGCCACCAAGACATGGCAAATCAAGAACAGCAGGAAAATTGGTTGAATGGGTATTTGGAAACAATAATAAAGAAAAAGTAATGACGGGTTCATATAATGAAATATTGTCAACAACATTTGCAAAATCAGTAAGAGATACAATAGCCTCAGAAAAGACAGAAGGAATAATAGTATATAATGACATATTTCCGGATACAAGAATTAAACTTGGCGAATCTAGTGCAAATAAATGGGCTTTAGATGGAAGTGGACAAGCAAATTATTTGGCAACGTCACCAAAAGGAACTGCAACTGGTTTTGGTTGTACTTTAATGATAATAGATGACTTAATAAAGAATGTTGAAGAGGCATACAACGAAAATGTCTTACAAAAACAAATAGACTGGTTTAACAATACAATGTTATCAAGAACAGAAACAGGATTCAAATTGATAATTATTATGACAAGATGGTCCAGCAATGATTTGGCTGGTTATATATTAGAAAATTATGACAATGTGAGACATATAAACTATAAAGCAGTTCAAGAAGATGGCTCAATGTTGTGTGATGCAATATTAAATAAAGAAGACTATGAATTAAAAACTAAAAATATGAATAAAGACATTATATATGCGAACTACCAACAAGAGCCAATAGATGTGAAGAATAGATTATATACAGCATTTAAAACTTATGAAAAATTACCACCAGCACATTATATTATGAATTATACAGATACTGCAGATGAAGGCGAGGATTATTTATGTTCAATAGATTATCAGATGTATAACAATGAATACTACATCTTAGACGTTATTTATACACAAGAATCTATGGAAGTAACGGAACCTGCTGTAGCCAGAATGTTAACAAAAGATAATGTGGGAAATGCCAATATAGAAAGCAATAACGGTGGACGAGGATTTGCAAGGAACGTACAAAAAGAGCTAAAGGAGTTAAAGAATACTCACACAAAAGTAAATTGGTTTCATCAGGGAGAAAATAAAGTTGCAAGAATATTAAGCAATTCAACTGGAGTGATGAATAATATATATTTCCCGATTAATTGGGAAGATAGATGGCCAGAATTTGCAAAACATTTAAAACATTATGTAAGAGCAGGAAAGAATGAACATGATGATGCTGAAGATTGCTTAACGGGAGTTTATGAACATCCAAGACCAAATACAATACAATTTGGATATGTAAAACCAGTATAGGAGGAAAAATAATGATACAGTGGAACGAAGAAACACTAGAGAATGAAAATAGTGTAGCTCAAATATTAATGTTAGCGGATAAAGAGTGGAACGCAAGAAAACAATTATATGAAAGAATAAGAAGAAAAACAGATAATTCAGAGCTAGTAAGTATAAATGATGACAAAATAAAAGTTGCATTTGAAAATTATATTAATTCAATGGTAACGGGGTATTTTGCAGGAAAAGCACCAGTATATGATGTTGAAAAAATATCAGATCCAACAAAATTAAATATAATAAAGAAGTTGTTTAATAAAATATTTAATATAGATGCAAATAAAGATGAAGAATTAAAAGTTCTTATAGATTATATAAGTAAATATAATGATGATTCAACAGAATTTTTTGATTTAGCATTTGACTATTTTGGAATGAGAGGGTGCTATGAAGTATTATATGAAAATGAAGATAATGAAATAGTATATACAAAACAAAGTGCATTAAATACAATAGGAATATTTGATTATTCAACACCAGTAAAACAAATAGGGCAACTAAGGAAATGGACTGAAAGAGATAAAAACGGTGCAGATATAACAATAGTAGAATTAACAACAATAAATGGTAAAAGATACTATTCACCAACACCAAATGATTATAAAAAATTACAAGAAGATAAACAGAAATTTGAAAAAAGTAAATGGAATATGCTTCCTTGTATTGCAATAGAAAATGAAATGGGACTATCAAGTTTTGAATTGGTAGTCTCATTAATTTGTGCTTACGAAAGAGTAATACAAAATAGTAGAAATACGTTCCAATATAATGATGATGCAAAATTAAAAATAACAGGCTATGCACCACAAAATGAATTAATGACAACAAAATTAGATAAAGAAGGTAATCCGGAATTAGATGAAAATGGACAACCTAAGCAAGTAGTTAACAAAGCAAGAGAAGAAGAAGACAAAGCGTTATTGAAAATGCAAGTATTTTATACACCAGACAATTCAGGCGATATTGCTTGGGTTGAAAAGAGTGTACAAGATACAGCATTAGAAAATCATAAAAAGACATTAATAGATTTAATTGCTATGATAAGTGGAGTGCCTAATATAACAGACTTAGGATTTACCAACGCAGATAATGCAAGTGCATTAGATAGAAAATTCTTTGCATTAGAGCAGATGATAACAGATGCAGATAAACATTTTAAACAAGCAATATTAAGAAGATGGGAAACCATTATAGACAGAATAAATAAAAGAAAACATAAATCTTATGACTTTAGGAGCATAAAAATTGATTTACAAAGAAATTTACCAACAGACAAAGACACAGAAACAACAAGAGCATTAAAACTAAGAGGATTACTAAGTGATGCAAGTATAATTGATATGTTACCAGATGACTTAGATAGCAATTCAGAACTAGAAAAGATAGATAAACAAAATGAAGAAAATATTAAAAAGAATTTAGAAAACATGGCAAAGATTGGACAAGATACAACAGAAGTTGAAACCAATAATAAAATAGTCAACAATAAATCAAAACAAGATAATGGAAAGCAAGATAATTTAATAAGGAATGGAGAAAAAAATGATGTTAAACCCATATAATCCAAAAATCAATAAAGGATTAAAGATAGAATACAGTAACAAAATATATGACAAGATTATATACCTAAATATTTCTGATAATGAAATACACTTTGAAAACAAAGAGGATGATTCAATAACTAATAATATTGCATGTAAATTAAATGAAGTGAAAATAACATTAGAATAGAGGTGCTTTATATGTGGGAACAACACGATGATTATATGAAACAATTAAAGCAACTATACAATAAAACATCAAAACAAACTCAAAATCGCTTGCAAGAACTATTTGACACATTTAATTTTACATCGGAGAATATATATGACATAGTAGATAATAAAAATAAGAAGAGAATAAATATATACATAGAACAATGGAAAGAACAAGGATTGCTAAAAAATAATAACTATTTTAGTGTATTAGCAAATAATATTTACAATCGAACAAGAGTAAAGAATAGTGAAATACTAGAGTTACTTATATATTCAGCATATATAGAGGAACAAAACAAACTTGAAAAACAAGAAAAACAAATAATGTATGAAGATGCTAATTATTACTATGAACAAGGACAGAAAGAAGTAAATAAGAAGAAAAAGCCATCAATATTAGCGATGGCTTTATTTCTTGTATTATTAGACCAACCTAATTATTCAGGCTTTAATTGGAAACAATATATTGAAGCTACAATACAATATAATGCTCAACAAATATACAAACAAGCAATTTTAAATATACAACAACAAAAATACCTAGAAATCGATTCTAATGAATTTCAAATAATAATAAATAGACAAAATAATCAAAAACTTAATATGAATAATGACAAGATATCAGGTGCAGTAGATTTACAAATGATAGGCCTAAACAATTTAGCTAAACTAGAAGGAATAAAATCAAATGCAGACGATGATGCACAAGTAGAATTTTGGGCAGTAACGGATGAACATAGTACAGAAATGTGTCAATCAATGAATATGATGAGATTCTATATAAACAAAGAAAATAAATTTGATAGGTATTGGGGCAACAGTAAAAAAGATGTTAAGATTATGCCAGTTAGTGTAAAAGGGCTTGTACCTCGGAATTAATCTACCTCCAATAATGTATTATTGGCACTGGTGCCGAAGTACAATAAGATATTTGCCACCAGTTGAAAAACAAAAACAAGCAGAGTATAATAATATTGATTATATAAGAAAAAATAACTATACTAATAGCAAAAATCTAGATAGTAATATAAAAAAAGC